AGTTGTTTGAGTCGCAGAGATGAGAGGTACATCGAACTCCACTGCAAGCCCTCGTAGTTCTTCTGCGATCGCTTTGACAAGGGTATAAGAATTGACGTTGGCTCCATGTTTTATCCTCGATGACATGCAAATGTTCAAATAATCAATATAGATAACGTCTGGCATAAACTTCTTCTTCAACTTCAATTCATTAATTAAATGTCGGAAGTTAGCCGAGCCAGCACAGGCGGTTGGGTATTCTTTAACGATAAGCTTACCAGTTGTTTTACCTTTGATCTTGGCCATCTTTTTATCATACAAATCTTTTGGGATAATCTCGAGTTCCTGAATAGGAATATCAAGAAGATTTGCATCAATACGCTTGGCAATTTCCTTGTCGGCCATTTCCAAAGTAATGTACAGAACATTTTTACCTGTCAAAAGATTAGCAGCCGCCATATGACACATGGTCAATGACTTACCAACACCAGTACCTGCCAAGATGATATTAAGAGTTTTGTTTGGTAAACCACCATTAGTGATTTTGTTAAAGTAATCGAGGTCGAATGGTAGACGATTTTCTTTCTTGTGATAGAACTCAAACCGATCTTCGGCGTTCTCAATAAAGTCATGACCAATATGTGTATCAAAGCTGACACCAAGTGCATCGGAAAGAACCTGTGGAATAGATCCTTTCGATTTTACTCCTGTCTTGTCATCAAGGATTTGAATACTTTCCATGATAGCATTATATACTGCCTTTTCCTGACAGAACTTTTCAGTTTGATCGACCAACCAATCTGTTTGAGTATCTTCTTTTGTTAGACCTTCAATTGCTTCTACAACGCTCTTGAACGTGTGTTCATTCAACCCCGTTTTATTCGACAAATCAATCGCCATGGCTTCTTTTGACGGAAGGGCATTGTACTTGGCGACGTATTCATCGATGAGGTTGAATGTAACTCTATCTTTCGGATCAGAAAAATACTCTCCTTTGAGGAATGGAATAACTTTCCGAGCATATTCTTCATTAAATATAAGGTTCGAAAAGATAGTGTTCTCAATCGCCATTTCCAGTCTTTCTCCATCACGTTCTTACAATATAGTTCTTTAGTCACAATCATCTCAAATTTAAACAACTGCAAAATCTCTTACATTACCAAATACGCCAAGAACATAATTTTCAGCAACATCCTGAACGAAATGAATGCTCTTACTTACATATTCTGTAGTATGATAATACTCTTCATTTTGATAAAAGTCAACACTAAATGTGTCGTTGTTGACTTTTAATATCGCTACTCTCGATCTATCATTATTTGCGTATTCGGTTAAAATACTATTCGCCATCTTCTTCCTCCATGATAGAGCCTGTCGCCATCCGATATGTCTTTTCAATATATTGTGAGAAGTCAGTTTCTTTGAAAATCTTCATCCAGAAATCTTTATTGTCAACAATATCACCTGCTCTCATATTTGGAGCCTTAACCTCGCCAGTTGCACGATCCACAACAGCGTACCATCCATTTTTAGGCTTGATAATAAAGCCTCCATCAAGAGCAACGTCAAGCAATCCGCTCCAACGATTAATACCGCCATCAAAAGATACAGTGATAGGGATCTTAGATTTTTCTTTAACATAACGAGACTTTTCTACATTGATCACAAAGTGGTATCCATTGATACCATCGGCATCTTTATCCTGCTGACGACCAAGAATCCAGATATTGTCCGAACCATAGTAAGAACCAGTACCACCACCAACAATATCCTTTGGATACAGACCAATTTCTTTATAGGTGTGATTGATTACGACCATAGGAATATCTTTGAGAGATAGATGCGGCGTAATCATTCGGAACAATGACTTCAACTGCTTTGCGCGAGACATATCAGCAACTGACTTACCATCAAGCGCATCATCAACTTCCTTCTTGGAAGCCAAGTTACCAATCGAGTCAATAATAATCATAACATGATCGTTACGTTCGATGTTCTTCATCTGCTGCATAATATCGAACTTGAGTTCTTCAATATCAGTAATTGGAGTATGAACAACCGAGTCAAAATCAATACCGAATGTCTTGAAATAAGACTGAGGAGTACCAAACTCAGAGTCATAGAAAAGAACGATACCGTCTTTGTACTTCTTTAGATATGAGGAAGCAAGTAATAGTGCAAAGCCAGTCTTGAAGTGCTTTGATGGTCCAGCTAACATGGTTAGTCCTGGAGTAATACCTCCATCAACTGATCCCGACAGTGCGACATTGATCATAGGCACGGAAGTAGGAATCATGTCCTTCTTCATAAAGATTTTACTATCTGTAAGGCTCGCTGTTAAATCAATCGTACTGTTCTTGATTAGTTTTTCTTTTAATGACATTAATATCTCCTAAATCTAAATTATCTATTTTTAGTATACCATAAGTTTAATCGAAAGTCAAGCGTTTTCTATCACCCGAAAAAACTTTCCAATGTTGATATGTGTTCTACTTTCCAATTAATAGCATTAGCAATGGACTTTAGCGGCTCCAAATATGATTTACTAAATTGCATATCACGATCAATATATGAATCCAAATTAAATTCTTTTGGTAAATAATCAATCGCTGCAATTACAGTATCATTGATAGGATTTGGTGTTTTAAGATAAACAAACTTAATCTTATCACCATCCTGAATCATTGGTATACTATCTATTTTATGTTTATTCAATAGATGATTAAACAACAGAACACCCTTGACTTGAATTGGTGTTCCCTTACCATAGATAGAATGTTTATCGCGATACTTACTCAAACCTTTAACGCCTCGAGGAAATGCTACATCTTCAAATGGAAGATCCATAAACTCGTTACGAAAATCTTCATTGAACTTGATCAGTTCCTCTTCATCGCCATTCATAATAATACTTAGAGCTGCCTTTAACTTCTCGCGGCATGCATGAGGCGTTGATGAACGAACAGCTTCGATGCCCTGAATCTTCAGCTTTGGCTTATCATACTGCACACCTTCAACGTTCCAAGCGTTGAGGATATACATCTTCTTTGCTTTCCAAATACCTTTATTGGCAATGGTTTCGCGTTTCATCTTCATTTTCTGCTGATATGCGTTCATCATATCAGCTAGTTCTTCATAACACTTATCCATAAACGGTTGGATTTTACCTTCACAGAAATCATCAATTAGCTTTACAGCTTTAAGCTGATCCGAACCATCAGGAATAAGATTAGAAAAAGTAATATAGATGGAATCAGTGTCTGAAGCAACAACATAATCAACTCCTTGAGTTCTACACACCTTGTTCATGAACTCGTTCATTTTCTTTTCGATCCAACGAATAGAAAGCTGACCTGATGTTGTAATTGATTCGGCATTATTAAAACTAAACCAACGGAAATACTTATTACCCAATGCACCGTAAGCTGAGTTCAACTGAATTTTACGAGCCAATTGCATATTATGATAACGAGAAACTAACTTAGAATCTTCTGGATTTTTAGTTTCCTCATATCGTTTCTTAGCTTCAATCATCAGCTTTTTATATTCTGCTCGTTCGTTATACATCTTTTCCATAAGAGCAGGTAGGAAACCTTGTTTGTCCTTACGGTATGTACAACCATTAGCAGCATAAGCTACCATTCCATCTTGATATTCCCAAGTACCATCCAATAGAGAATCAATTGAAGGGAAACTTTTCCTTTCAACGAATGTTTCAGGGCTGATATTATATTGCATGATCAAATGCGGATAAAGACTATTCAAATCGAAAGATACAATCCAATTATGAAGACCTTCCTGAACTTCTTTAACGTGACCACCGACCAATTCAAAATCTTCTTTTGATTCTTTGAATTGAGGAATAACAATACCCTGCTCAAGTAGATAGTTATGAATGATAATATCCCATGGACGAACGGTAGTCATTGTATCATTATAGTTTACCTTGGCATCATAGGCCAGAGCCATGACTTGCTCAAGGAACTTCATCTTGTCATCTAGTCGGTCAACCAGCACACAGTCATGAATATTATACTCAATAAACTTCTGATAATTATTTTTATATAGATCCAATAGATTACCATACTCTGAGTAATCAATTTTTTTCTCACCAAGTTCGACCTGAGAAATATAATCTAGCTTATAGCTTTCTTGATTACCAAACGTAAACTTACGATATAGCTGATAGTAATCCAAAACAGAAATACCTGCAGGAGAATAACTTTGATTCTCTTTGCCTCGGAACTCTACTGTTTTTGTATCAAGAATATGCCATGGCGACAGCCGCTTGGTTTCTTTATCGTTGAATAGGTTCTTGATACGATTGGTCAAATATGGAATGTCAAAGAACTCAATATTCCAACCAGTGACAATATCTAGATCAAGAAACTCCCATGTCTTTAGAAACTCTTGAATGAGGTGATGCTCATCGCGACATTGAACATAAAATGTATTCAGGTCATTTGTCTTAAACTCACCACAACCGAACACATAGTTTCTCGCCCTGACACGAACAGTAATCGCAGTCAGAGGCTTATCAGCTTTGGTGATGTCAGGAAATCCTTCATCGGCTGCGCACTCAATATCAAGTGTACCGATGTTTACTAGACGAGGATCGTAATCGATGTCGCCTTTAAATGTATCAAAGATATAAAGATAAGGGAAAGTAGTAAGCCCATAGATATCCATATTAGATACATCACTGTACCGTTCAATGAACTCTCTTGCATCACTAATACTATCAAAATCAATTTTATCTACAGGCTTACCATCTAGCGTTCGAAACTTACCATTTGTTTTTGGAACGAACATATATGGAGAATAATTAACTATCTCTTTTGTTCTAAGACCTTTATCGAATCCGCGAACATAAACCTTGTTGCCACGTTGAAATACGTTTGTATAAAAAGCCATCAAATACTCCTTGTATATGTCCCGAGCAAAATGCTTCACAGACACTATTCATTATATTACTATAGATTATATTGAAAGTCAAGTTTTATTAATCAGTTATAGAACGGCCATAATTTTTATTTGCCATATTGTCATATACCAAATCTCTATCATTAGTTTCTTTTAATTTATCTTCTTTAAATCGATCTAAAGTTTTACCTTTTTGATTTTGTCTTATAACTTTTTTCAAGTTTATTCCTCGTTCCGCTGCTAATGCTTGAGCATTTTCTTTGATATAAGGATAAGGATCATGTAATCCAGCTATAACATGTCTATCTTTTATGTTTGGATTTGTTAATGCTACGTGTCTAACATAATGATACGAGTCATTCATCATTCTATCAAGTTGTTCTGGTGTTGCTTTTGGATGTTGGGCGGCGGCTACTCTCATTCTAGAATCAGGATCTTTCATTGCTTGTTCAATGTGTGCAGGAGTTATATCAGGATGTTTCATCGCCTCTGCTCTTACTAAAGAAGAAGGATCACTTAATGCAGTAGAAATATTTTCTCTCGAAAAATTTGGATGATTTACTAAATCTTTTCTTACATGTTCACTATCAAGATTTTTAAAAAGTGCGTTAATATCTTCTGGTGTAAGATTTGGATGACGAGAAACAGCTGCTCTTACAGCTTGTTTCGGATGATTAATATAATCTATGGGATTAGCATCAGCGCCGAATATTACTGAAGGAGCGCCTTTAGGAGCATCATTGTATACATATGGATTTTTTCTATATGCTGCATTTCCACCTGGATAATGAGTCTCTGCCCATTTTCTTACTGTATGACTAAATGAATTATCCGCAGTACCATATCCTTTTTCTTCAGGTCTTAAAATAGTTTTATCTCCTTTTATTTGTGTATCATCTACATTTTCCCAAGGCTTCAACATAATTCTAGAAAGCGGATGTTTAGCTTCATGATCACCTGCTTTGGTAAGATATGCAGCTACAGAACCTTGTTCAACATCATGTTGAAGATAATGATTAAACATACCACCTTCATCGTCTTCATCTTCTGGCATTCTCATGCATGAATTCCAACCACGATCAGTAGATGCACCTGCAATATCATGTGGATGACGAGATAAAACTATTTGTAACCCACCAGTAGATGCTTTACTTGCAGCACGTGCAGGATCGTTTTGAAAAGCATTAACAACGTCAGGCGTTGCTCCTGTTTTTTGCAACAAAGAACCTATTCTTAAGGAGCGTTTAGGATAGTTTGGATCTTCCGCTAATCCTGCAGTATAATCTTTGATTTTGTAACCATTAGATTGTAAATGATTAGCAACATCTGGATGGGGTTGTACAGCTTCACCTGAAGCTTCAAGAGGTATTGTAACTCTGTGTTGATCTGGTGGAAAAATATTATCTGATACTCTTCCAGATTTTCTACTGATTGTTCCTGAAGGGCCAGAGTTCCAGCTGTCAACAATTGACTTTTGATAATCATTTAATTCTTCAGTAAGGCGTGCATCTTTATAGCCATACTTAATAGTTTCGTTGAAAAATTTACTAAATGATCTCATTTTAGCTTCCAATAACTTCTTGTGCTCTTGCATACATTGCAATGCGTTGACTTAAA